GCTAGAAAATTATTATTACAAGTCGGTAAAACATATAAGTTTAACTTAGGAGATGGGACTGGAAGCTATCTTCCAGATCCTAGTCTATTTAAAATAAATGGAGTTATTGGAACAAGTTCATATGCTGTTGTTGGTGGGAATACCATTTTAACATATAATCCAACATCATACGGATCTGTTGAATATTATTACGATAGTAGTTCTTTACTTTTAAAAGGTGGTGTAATTAATGTTTCGGAAAAAGCGAATCCTTTGTTTTCGAATCCAGATGAAGATACTGGAAACGATATTAGACATTCATCAGGTAGGTATCATGCAGTTCAAGTTCCTGGAGAAAGCACAAAATGGGCTCTTCTAGGTTATGATTCAACAGGACAATATCAAACATTTAATTATATTAATAATAACTCAGGTTGGTTAGGTGGTAATGAAAGTGATTTATTAAGTTCACAGACCAATGCATCTAATGATATTAATTTTATAAGATATGATTCTGTAAGGCTTCATTTAAGAAGCGGTTATAATTTTGCAAGTAGAAACTATGAAGGTTTTCTATTTCAAATATTAGCAGATCGCAATGGAGGAATTCAAAATAATCTAACACAATTAGTATACTTAAATCAATCTAACTACGAAATATCTAATCCTAAACCATTTATTTTAGGAGAGACTTTATTTGCTAAATTCATAGAGATTAAAGTTCCAACTGTTCTGGCTAATCAAAATCCACAATTTAATGATTTTTTCTATGGTAATAATACAGGTGGAAGCTCTGATCTAGATCCTTCATCAAATTATACTATAAAATTTAGCTTGATCGATAGGTTATCTACAGAAATGGGGTATGACTATATTTATTTAGGAGAAGAAAATGAATTTAGTGTATCTAGAGAAGATGAGTACCAAGACTTTACTGCCGTTGTAGAAGAAGCTACTGATGGAGATTATTTTAGAATTTATGGAGAACGTGATGGCAGTTCAAGTGCATTTGAGGCATATATCAATAATAGAATTAACACTAGTTCTGATGATATTATTGTAATGTATGACGTTGAGCAATATGAACAAATTGGCTTAAGTCAAATTAAAACATATGACACCACCTTTACACAGGTAGAAGATTTTGATACTCCAATCATTTTTAGACCAGTTGTACTGAATGCAAGTACCGCAGTTAATTTCTCAATAGATGTTACTATGAGAATTTATAATGAAACTGATAATACTCAAATTGTAAAGAGGGCAAGTTTAACCTATCCAAAGGTTGGAAAATATGGTAAAAAGTTACAAGCTGTTAAGATTTCGGGAAGGAATACTATCACCGAAGTATTTAATACTTTACCTAATCTATCCCAAAACAGAAGTGTTAGAGATGCTATAATTGCTTCTATTCCTAGAACAACTAAAAACGTAAAAACTTTTATTGAAAGACATAATATTGTAGCTACTCAAAATTCTGTTCAAATATCTAATGAATCTGGTTCTAGTGTCTTAGAAACAATTGAAGATGTTGATACTCCAAACTATGTAAATGGAGAAGATTTAGTTATTTCAATAGCACCCTTTACATCCTACTATAAATTTAAAATCGCGAAAAAAAGAGGAGATGATTTAGAGTTAATCAATTTTGATGCTGTTGAAAATATTACTTTAAATTTTGTAGATGGTAATGTTCGTAAACGGTTTAATCATGTTCCTAATAAAAATATAGATATTAATTCTGGAGAAATATTGTTTAGAATAGACCAAGGTAATATTTCTGAAATTAGATCTATGTCAACTACAACATTCTATATTGCGTTAGATAATGGCAGTGAAGAGACTATGATTTTTAAAGGTAATTTTGAAATTGCATAATGATTTTAAATAGTAGAAATAATACCTATGATTTTAGGTTTCCGAGAAACTTTATTCCGGAAGAGGTAGCTAACAAGTATCGTAAATATCTAAATAAGATACCCGGTAACTTAATGGCAGAACCAATAGACTTTGTTAACTATTCAGTACAAGGTATTAATGTTCCTGGAATTTCATTTGATCCAGTGACACAGGCTGATAATGACGGTACGACTAGATACCACAGAGGAGCTGTACCTATTCAAAACACAGTTGAGCGACAGTTTACAGTTACAATGCAATTATTAGATGGATTTATAAACTATTGGATCCTTCAAGACACTCTACTATATTATTATGCAAGAAGTACTAAGGAGGCGTTTACTCAAGATTTAACTCTAAGAATATTAGATGCAGAAGGTGCAAGTGTTGCTTATTTAAAGTTTGAAAAGCCAATTATGAACTCAATAAATGAGCTTAATCTTAATATGAGTGAAAATATAGCAGAATTTAGTACTTTTGAAATCACATTCTTTTATAACAAACTAAATTTGGAACTTGAAATAGACTAATATATACATTATGAGAAAGGACATTAGAACATTTAACGAATACTTAGCAGAGCAGTCAGTTACTGAAGACGATCTAAGAATTTTAACAGAAGGTTTACAAGAAGAATGGAGCCCAGAGTTAGAGGAGAAAGTAGATGCAGCATTAGATGAATTTATGCTAGAATATACCAATGAAGATGGTATTGTAGATATTAATAGATTTAATGATGAGTTAACTAATGAGGGTCTACTTGGATCTATTTTTGGAGGGCTTGCTGGATTTGCTCTTGGAAAATCAGTTGGTAAATTAGTAGCAAAAGTTTTAGGTATTGAAAAAGGAGTATTCTATGACCTTTTAACTTCAAGATTAGTAGGTGCTGCGTTAGGCGCTGCTCTTGGAAAAAACATGTAAATGAATTATTTAGCTATTGATTATTCCCTTAATTCACCGGGAATATGTCTTTATAATGATAAGAGTAAGCGTTATCATTTTATTTCTTATATGAAGCCAGGTACTGGTACTAAAAAAGATCAAATTCTTCAAGAGGAAATGTCTTTATTAAAAGATTTAACTCTTGTTAGTCAGCCTGATTTTACAAAAGAACATGAATTCTCAAGTGTCGAGCTATCTAAAATAAAAAGATATGATAGGATGGCTGATGATATTATCAATTTAGTTTTACAAGACAGTTTTTCAGGAGAGCCTTTTATAATTGCATTTGAAGGTACATCATATGGTTCAAAGATGGGAACTAATAATATGATTGATATGGCTGCCGGAGCAGCAATCTTAAAACTAAAGCTTCTTAAGACTCTAAAACCCGAAGACCTAATGACCATCGCTCCAACCTCGATTAAGAAGTTTGCTGGGAAAGGAAATATGAATAAGTCTCAATTATTTGAAGCCTTTTTAGAAAATAGAATTGAGGATAAAAATCTAGAGAAAAGCCCTTTATATTCTTGGATAAAACAACAAGAGTTTGGGAAAAAGATTCCAAAGCCCCTTGATGATTTAGTCGACGCTTTCTTCCTGACAGCAATGATTTCTAGAAGCCTGGAAAGCTAACCTTATCTCTCCTTCAAAGACCTGAAAGTTATATGCACGCTTTGAAAAAATGTTTCAAAAAAGTTCTAAAACTTAAGTGAAACTATCAAAATAAGAGATATATAATATACGATGATGTTTAATACTAACAATCGACTGGCACTAAATTCTAAAAGTCAATAGCCCAAATTAGGGAATGTTAGAACGCATAAGTTCAAAAAAGAATAAGTGTCTTGTCCTTGTAAAGTGAAACATTATTATTTAAAGGTATATAACATACACAAACATTAACAGTATTAAAGGTTTAAATTTTAAGTATTATGGCAGATTTTGACATTTTTAATTTGGGTGTAGAAGACGTAGAAACGCATCAGCCCCAAGCAAGTTCATCAGCAAATGAGGTTTATAAACCAACAGCAGATGACGGCAAAGACGGAACTTATAAGGCACTTATTCGATTCGTTCCAAATCCAGAGAATCCACGTAATTCTCTTATTCAAAAATACGTACATTGGCTAACAGATGCTAATGGTAACGGTAAATTGGTAGATTCTCCATCAACAGTTGGTGAAAAATGCCCAATCGCAGATGTATTCTGGAAAATGCGCAACAGTGATAGCGCAGTAGATCGCAAAGCTTCTGAAAAGCTTAAGCGTCGCCAGCAATATTATTCTTTGATTAAAATTATTAAGGATCCACAAAATCCAGATCTAGAAGGAACTTACAAAGTATTTAAGTTCGGTTACAAAATCAAAGAAAAGATCGACGCTGAATTGAAGCCAGACTTCGGTGAACCAACTCAAGTATTCGACCTTTTTGAAGGTAAAAACTTCGAGTTGATTATTACACGACAGGGAGAGTACAATAACTATGATAAGTCTAAATTCTCTTCTTCTCGTTCAGCAATCACTATTAACGGAGAAGAAGCAGAACGCAGCAAAGAAGTTATGGGTACAATCAAAGGAGAGTTGGAAACTGCTCCATCTTTGGCAACTTATGACTATAAAGCATGGGATGGAGAAACCCGCGATTTCGTAAATGGCGTACTAAAAATGTACTTGAATCCAGGTGATGCAATTACAGAAGTATCAACATCTTCAGCTCCAAAAAAGACAGAGCCTAAGAAAGAAAAAGTCGCAGAGGCGGTATCATCAAGTTCGACGACTACAACTGATGTCTCTAATGAAGACGATCTAGATTCTTTCTTGAATGACCTCGACATCTAATCAACTTACTGAAGAGCTTAGATTAAAGATTATGAAAGCGCTGAAAGACGTATGTCTGACGGCACATTCAAACCCCAATAAGCAAATGCTAAAGGACATGCCTGGTAGAATTACTATGGCATGTCCTTATTGTGGGGATTCGCATAATGACGATACTAAAAAGAGGGGTAATATGTATTGGGACACGCTCCAATATCATTGTTACAACTGCGGAACTCACACAGACGTTAAGACCCTTCTAAAGGATCACGAGGTAAGACTTCCTAATTCAGAGGACTCATTTACGATAATTGACTATATCAAACACAATCGATCAGTAACATCACAGGCAGACACACTAACACACTCAGTATTTCAAAGTGTAAGTGACTTAGCAATAACAGTCGATGAGTTTAAAAAAGGATTTGGTGCGAAAGAAATAGAACCTGGAGATTGGATTTGGCTCTACTTAAAAAAGAGATTGCTTCATAAAAAAAGCGAAGAGTTTTTATTTAGCACAAAAGACAATCGTTTATGGATTCTTAATTTTACTGGAGACGGTAAGATTATGTCTGCTCAAAGTAGAAGAATGAAAGGCAAGGGTAGTAGATATTTAACGTATGATTTGCCTAAATTATATGAAGAGCTTGGTAAAGAACTAGAGCTATCAAAGGAGGAATTAGAAAAAGTAACAAAGTTATCAACACTATTTGGTATTATGCAAGTAAACTTTCAGCGTCCAGTAACTATGTTTGAAGGTCCAATTGACGCCAAGTTCATGACTAATAGCATTGCGTTAGCAACAGCAGGTCGCAACACTGAAGAGTTCGATGAAATGGCAACCGTTAGGTATATGTTTGATAACGACGATACTGGTAAAAAGAAAATGATGGAAAAACTTAAAAAAGGCAGATCTGTTTTTATGTGGTCTAAATTTCTAAAAGAAAATAAATTAGATACATATGATATAAAAGATTTAAATGACTTGGTCATTAAGTGCTTTGAATTAAGTAATCCTGCAATTAAGGAATTAGATAAGTATTTTACATCAAGTCAATTAGATCTATGGTACGTTTAGAAGATATTACTGAAATGGTTGATAATGATTTAGATGATTTCTATAAAGACCGAGACAGGTTTAAAGGATTAAAAATGCTATTAGGATTTGGAGCTTCTGAGTATTCTCATGAAGAGTCAAATATCCAAATAAACAATCCTAAATATAAGAAAAAACTGAAAGCAAGTAAGTTTATTAAAAAAGGAGGAAATAAAGATAAATCATTATTTTAAATGACAAATAGTAAAGAAAAAATACTAGCACTTGATAAAAAATTAAGTGACCAACGGTCCGAATGGACTAAAAAGATAGGAGATCTATCTAAGTCTCTTAGGTATATAAATGGAATGGAAGATACTATTGCGATGGTTCTTTCAAATAGACAAATACTAATTGATCAGATAGCATATATTAATGTAAAAATAAAAGAGCAGCAAAAAAAATTAGCTGAAAGGTATCGAGAAGCTTACATTAGGTATTATGAATATGATTATAAATTAGGAGAAAAACAGAAAGAAAAATTCTTAGAAGCAGATTTAGCTGACGATAATATTATTTTATCACATCTTCAAAATCAACTAGAATTTTTTAGAGAATCGGTAAAAACTCTAGATAATATGGGTTTTGCCATCCGAAACAGATTAGCACTTAAAGATCTGTAATAGGTAAAGAAAAAAACTGTGCCATGAATGGAGCTCAGTTTAACCGAAAACAATCAACTACTAAGGATAGATGAGGCAACTTCACTAGAACTAGAACAGTTGAATATTTCACTAACAAAAAGAATTGACTCGTGGAGATTTAATCCACTTGTCAAAAAAGGAGTGTGGGATGGTTATATTTCTTATGTAAAAGATGATAAGTGGATTCCAGCCGGATTATGGAAAGAAGTTATGGACATATGTAAAGATTATGGATATGAACTTAAAATTAATGGAATTTCTAGACTATTTGATAAAGAAATTACCCCGGATGGATTTGAAGAATGGGTTCTAAACTTTTTTAAAGATTCAGAGATTACACCTCGCGATTACCAAATAGAAGCAGCATTTAATATTTTAAAATTTAGAAAATGTCTTTCAGAGCTTGCGACCTCTGCAGGTAAGACGTTAATTTCTTTTTTAACAGTTGCATATATCCTAGAAAAACAAAAAGCCGAAAAGATTTTATTTATTGTCCCAAACGTTTCACTTGTAATACAAGCAAGCGAAGACTTTATGGATTATAATTACAAAAATCAAGTAAATATAAAAATACAGCAAATTTATAGCGGTCAAACAATTAGAGCAGGTCGGAATGTAGTAATTGGGACATATCAATCACTAATTAAAAAGAAAAATGAATATTTTGACCAATTTGACGCTGTAATTATCGATGAGACACATAAAGCAAAATCTCAATCTATTAAAACAATTTTATCAAAATGTAAAAATGCAGAATATAGATATGGTCTTTCTGGAACCATTCCAAAATCAGGAACTCTCGATAGGCTAACGTTAATGGCATATACCGGACCTCTTATTACTGAAGTAAGCGCAAATTTTCTTCAGAATGAAGGACATATTGCAAAATGTAACGTAAAAGTTATTGAAATGGATTATGCTCCTGACGGTGCAAAAGAGGCATTTCGCGAAATGGCACATAACAAATATGAAAATAAAGACGTATTTAAATTTGAACAAAATTATATTATTAATTCACCAGGCCGCCTTAACTTTATTTGCAACATTATTTCCAGAGTACGTGGCAATTCCCTTGTACTTTTCCACCGCATTGAGCATGGCCAAAAAATATACGAAAAGCTTAGACAGGAGAGCGATAAAACGATTTATTATGTTGATGGTGGAACCGATAAAGACATACGCGAAGAATATAAAAAGAAAATGGAAGCAGGAGATGAAGTTGTTATCGTTGCCAGCTATGGTACCTTCTCTACCGGTATTTCAATTAAAAAGATTCACAATATCTTCTTTACGGAATCGTTTAAATCAGAAGTAATTATTAGGCAGTCTATTGGTAGAGGACTTAGACAGCATGAATCAAAAGACAGTGTTACGATTATAGATTTTGTCGATGATATAACTTCACCGGACTGGGATAATTATTTAATGAGGCACTCAAAGGCTAGACAAAAAATTTATAAAGAACAAAAGTTTAAATATGACATCAAAAAGGTTAAATTTGATGGAGATATATAAAAGGTAACATAATCATAAAATAAAGTATTATACAAAAATGAATACATTACGATCGTTTGACGAATACACTAAAATTAAAAACGAAAAGGCAGCTGCCGAGCTAGAATCTAAAAACAATCAGGTTAGAGAAGAATCGGCTAGGAGTTTTAGAGATCTATTATCAGAATATGGAGTAACTAAAGTTTCTGAACTAGAAGAAGAAAAAAGAACAGAATTCTTTTCAAGACTAGAAGGCACTGATTTAAATGAATCACTTTCACTAGTAGAAGAAGGAACAAGATCATTTTTTGGAAAAATAGATAGAAAAGGAGACATCGAAGCAGTATATATGCACTACGATGGATACCCAGAAAACATGTTACCCTTAATAAAGAAAGGATATAGTGGATCAAAAAAGAAAAACATCTACACTGTTTTAAAAAATGGAGCAGGTTCTGGACTTGATTCAGACCCAAACTCAATTAACTACTATAATGACGGTGAAGATCCATTAACGGGTAATGCTGGAGCAATTAGAACTTTTATAGGAGATGCTAAACAGTCTTGGGCAGAATTCATATATCTATACGACGAAAGAGATAATAAATGGTATATGGCAGATACCTATGAAGATGATAATCTAAGACCTGCTTTTGAATCATACAGTGTAAATGAGGCAGTAATTGTAACGGGTAAAAGAGATGCAAAAAAAGTAGCAACTCAATATAATCATATTTTCAATAAAAGATACCCTGCAATTTTAGATCTTAAAAAATATGATGGTGGAGATGCTCTTCGAGGAGCAATAAAAGTTATTTTTAACGCAGCGATGGTTGACGCAAATTTTCATAGAGAAGCAGCAGCTTGTTCAAGAAGAATTAAAGGATCTTTAGGATCTATTGTTGTTCCAGTTGAAAGTTTAGGAGGAATTGAAGTTAACATATCTTCTAGAAAACTTACCGATGAATTAGAGTATAATGAATCAAGTAGAATTTCTAATGCTGCTAGTTGGAGTGGACTTGCAATTGTAGAAGGTACAGCATTGTACTTAGACCAAATTGGAGATACTAAAATTGCTCAAGAATTAATTAACACTTTTAATACGTTATTTGATAGTTTACAAATTCTAGAATCTAGAGTAAAAGAAGGTAATGAATTTGGTGCGGCTAGGGCAAAGGCAATCGCTAAAGGAGATAAAACTTTTAAAGTTGGAGATGAAGAATATCCAGTAAAAAATGTGGATAAAGAAGATAAAGAAAATGCGAAAGAATTTGCTGGAGAATCTGTAACAAATGAAGCCAAGAAATATAAAGCAAGCGACATTATTGACGCATGGGATTCAGCGTATGGCGAAGACATTCTGCAAAGCGATCATATGGATGTAATTGACGATATTGAAAATGATTATAAAGGTAGAGTTACTGTAAAAGATTTAGAAGAAATCTTTGACGATAGATATGGTGAAGAATTAGATAGAGATTTCTTATTTGCATTAGGAGAATCTGTAACTAATGAAACTAGATTTTATGCATTCCATAATGGTAAAAAGCATGAATTTGAAGCAGAATCTTTATGGAAAGCTAAACAAAAAGCTATTACAGATTTAAAAGTTAGAAAAAAGGACGTTGGTATGCTAGCAATTGTACCCGCAGATCAACATGATGAGTTTTCAAAAGGTAATAATTCAGAGTTTGCATTCGAATCAACTGAAACTGTAAATGAAGGAGAAATTAAGTCTGACGAAGAATTTAAAGAATATGCATTTACAGTTCTTCAAAAAGCATTTGGCGAAGACTTTGACGAAGGTAAAGCCCAAGAAGTGGTTGATGGTATACTATCAAAAACAGATGGTGATTACGGAGCAGCAGTAGGAATGTTGACCTCATCGCTAGGATAATAATAAGTAATAAGATGAAATTATTTACATACCAAGAATTTTTAAATGAGAAAGCATCAGGGTTTAACAGCGATGATCTTGTATTAGAAGGCGGAGCTGCAGGCCATATGAGCCATCCATTTGATGATAAGTCATTAACATTTGGAGATTTTAAAAAATTAGTTGAAGTTGGTCTGCAAGGTGAATTAAATTTTGAAGAAGAAGCTACTGAAAAGACAGATGGTCAAAATCTGTTTGCTACAATTCAAGATGGTGAAGTAAAATTTGCTAGAAATAAAGGAGGTTTAAAATTTCCAATGAATCTTACGGAGTTTAAGGAAAAGTTTGAAGGACACTCAAGTAAAGGAGTACAAGATACTTTTCAATTTGCAGCAGAGGATTTAGCATATCAACTAATAAAGCTTTCAACAAAAGATCAAGAAGTTTTTAACAATGGTAAAAACTTTATGAATATGGAGCTGATTTACTCGAAAAATCCAAATGTAATTAGGTATGACCGAGATGTAATTCAATTTCACGGCATTAAAGAGACTGACGGTGAAGGTAATATTATTGGTGATGTTAAGGGTTCAGCAAAGGCAGTTGCCGATGCTTTGTCTAAAGTACAGGCAAATATTGGGAAAACATTTACGATTATTCCTCCACAAATTATAAAGCTAGCAAAAGATATTAACTTTGAAGAGAATAAAGATAAGTTTTTTAAAAAAATTGAAGCTTTAAGAAAACAATACAATCTTGAAGATTCTGATGAAGTATCTAGATACCATGAGGCTTGGTGGAGAGAACAAATCGAAAAATATTTTGGAGAATTAACACAAGATGTTAAAGAAGGTCTTCTTTTAAGATGGGCATATGGCGATAAGCAAACTTTAGATCTACGATCAATTGGTAAATTAGTAGATAAGACACAACTTGCTGCAATTAAAAAGTTTGATAAAGAAGATGTTAAAAAGAAATACAAAGAAAACATTAGACCTTTTGAAGATCTTTTCTTAGAATTAGGATCTATTATTTTAAAGAATGCCTCTAATTTTGTAGCAGCAAATCCAAGTGAAGAAATGCAAAGATTACATAAACATTTTAGAGAAGAAGCTGCAAAGATTAAAAAAGGAGGAGACATAGATCAAATTAAAAGAGTAGAAACTGAACTCACAAGACTAGAAAGAATTGGAGGAATCGAATCAGTAGTTCCTTCCGAAGGACTAGTATTTATATACAAAGGAAAAACCTATAAGCTAACTGGAACTTTTGCTCCATTTAATCAACTTTTAGGAATAATAAAATATGGTAGGTAAAATGAAACACATAATGATATTCGAACAATTTGTAAATGAAGCTAAATCTATAGATAGGGATGAAATGATGGTATGGTTAGAACAATATCTTGATTTTGTAAGTCAATCTGAAGAATTCAATGGCTCTCCTGGTGGAATATGGATTTCTGGAGAAAATGGAGACGAGTACAAAGGTAAAAGAATTTATGACTACTATTCAATGGACCACAAAAATAGAATATTTGGGGTAGACAAAAGGTGGGAAAAAGAACTTAATAAAAGAGGTTGGTATAGTGAATGGCATGATGCAGGAACTGTAATGATTTGGCCTAATTAAAAGAAACTATGGCACTACAAAATTTAAGAACATATTATAGCGAAAGCAATATTAATGATTTTCAAAAAATGCTAAATCTAACCTGCGTTGTTGCAGAAAAGATACAAGCGTCTTCTTTCCATGTTCAAAAAACTGATAAAGGATATAATTATCATAAGAGTGGAAATAAATCACCAATGGATAAGGTTGATAGAACAATTGTAAAGTACTATGAAAATGCAGTGACCTATTTTGAATCACAGCCCGATCATATTAAAGAGCAAATGCCTTTAGACTGGAGATTTGGATTTGATTATATGACCGATTCAAAAACAGTCAATATAAAGTACGACAGAATACCTAAAAATAATTTGATGCTTTCACATATACAAGTAATGAGTCCTAATGACCCTACTTTAATAAAGAAAGTAATCAGAGATCCTAAAATCTTAGAAAAGTGGGCTGACATCCTAGAAGTACAAAGACCTCAAATTTTACACCAAGGAAAACTTTCTGATTATCAAAAGGATGAGATTACAAAATTACTAAATTTAAGCGATACTGATTTCGATGCACAGTTTGAGTCTCTAAGCTTTTCTAGAAAAATGTATTCTATATTTAATAGAGGATTAAATTCAACTGCTCTTAATGAAGATTTAGATGGTGAGATTGATTCAATTATTATTAATTTTTTCGAAGGTAAAAGTGTAAAGAGTTTTAAGATATGTCAAGGAGAAGATCTTATAAAAGAAAACAGAAAACCATCTGACATATACCAGATAGCACTACTAGATTTAGTTGAATATTTTACAACATATGATATTGAAAACCTAGAATTAAACGAAAATGATTCTGACAAAAGATATATTGAACTAATCTCTCAATTATTTAATGCATATGTTGATAAAAACGCAACCAAATATATTGGAGTTAAATTTGAGTCTGCTGAATTTTCTGACTCACCAAGTTTTTCACTAAACACTAAGTTTATCACTAATGAAAAAACAATAGAGTTAGTAGCTAACCAGGTGCTAGAAGAATTATATAAAATTGCGCTAGGTTCTTTTAGAAAAAGAAGACTTAAAGAAACTGAAATTATTAACAATGACTTAATGTCTCAAATTAACGAGATCGTTGATAAAATAGAGTCAGTTGTAATGCTTCAAAACAATGAATCAAATCTCATGAGCTTTAAAACATTTTTAAATCACGAAAACCTAAAACATCAAGTAAGTCCTATTACTGAAGCACTGACTGTTAGTTACCCTAAACAAGGTAAAAAGCCAGTAAATATGTTTGTTGGTCGCTTTCAGCCATTTACATTGGGACATGCTAAGGTAATAGAAACTATTAACAAACAAAATGGTTATCCAGTAGTTATATTTTTAATTAAATCAAAGACTAAAAAACCAGAGGATGCATTTAAGAGACCTTATGACGAGGAAACTCAAATTGCAATGCTTAATCAATTAAAGTCAAAGTATCCTATTGAAAAAGTTTATGTTCTTCCAACTGCTGGCATAGACCACATGTTTAATGCAATGAGGGCAGACGGCTATGAACCTGTACTTTGGGGTACTGGAACTGATAGGCTTAAAACTTATTCATACCAAGTAGATAAACCAGAATATAGAGAAGATCTCGGAGTCAGAGATGATTTTGGTCTATTCGAGATTCCAAGAACTGGTAAAAATATTTCAGCAACTCAAGTAAGAAATGCAATGCTTGACAACGATGAAAAGCTATTTAAAAAATTAACTCCTAAGCAAATTCATGGAATGTACAATGAGCTAAAAACAAAATTAGAAGACAGCGTGTCTACTAATGAATCGGAGTTTTTAACATTTGAAAAATTTATAAAGAATATATAAAAAAATAAAACAAGCAATAAAATGATTGATTTTAATGAATTTTCTCGCAATCTAAGCGAGTCAAAGAAAATCGTTGTAAAAAGACAATATACTGAAAATCACCCAGCAATTACAATTGGATTTGCAGCAAAGGTAAGAAATAAAATATTGTCAACTGTTGGAACAACAACAATTACAAGCGAAGATTTTGAAAAATTAGTTTCTGAATTTTCAAAAAGTGCCCCAAAATGGATCTCTAGGAATTCTAGATATTTTAATGTTTCTGAAGATGGAGTATCACTATCAAAAATAGGGTCTAGAGCGCTGTCGGTATTAAATATTAATGAAGAAGAATCTGAAGAAGAAATTACTGAATCTTTTATGATCGCAGAGGGTCAATTCTCATGGATGACACAAGATACTGAAGAGCAAATCGGTTCTGACAAAGAGAATACAATTGACGTTTGGATGTATGATAATAGAGGAAATTCTTGGTTTGAAGGTAAATACGAAGGCTATGGAGAATTCGGAGGAATGGACTATTATGAATTGCTTGCTAGAATGAATGGATATTCTGAAGAAGACTTAGAAGATAAAAGTCTTACGAAAAAAATCAAAATGGTTTCTAAATCTTTAAGAGATTTCGGTATTGCTATTGCATTTGGAAGTCTAGAAACAAGAGATAAAGGTAAAAAACCTCTTTTTCCAGCGCTCGTAACAACTGCTAAATATAACTGGAAAAGACATGATTTTACCAAAGAAGCAGCATCGGATCCAAACCAGTCATGGTATACTGGAGGTGATGAAGACTATTATGATGACTATGATGGTTATGACGAATCTAAGATTTGTGAGGCTCGTGTAGAAATGGATGCAGTAGATCCAGATGATAAAGACTTCTTAAAATTCTTAAAGAAAAATAGAGTTAAGATCACTGATAAAATGATGGATGGTCCAGGTGGAGGTCACCCGGTAATTACAATGCAAGGTAAAAGAAAAGACCTTGAAAAGGTACTAAGTGATTGTGACTATGGATGGTGTGATGATGGATTAGCTGAGTATATTGAAGAATCGGCAATTAACGAAGGTATTCATCCTAAAATTAAGAAAGCTATCAAGGCTGTTGAGAAAGGTGAAACCGTTTATGGTGAGAATATCAGATTCCCTGGTAGATTTAAGATTATAGAATTTTCACCGACTGGATCAATGGCTACAGTAGACTATGAAGATGGTAAAGGACCAATGGACATGGTTTCAATGAATATTAAGCTTGATTCTTTACAGTTTGAATCAGTAACTACAGAGGGTAGAGCATTTGTTGCGGCTGCTAAAAAAGCAAAAGACGATGGAGACAAAGAATTTGAATTTGATGGTAAAAAATATCCAGTAACAATTAAAGAAGGTAGAGCATTTGTTGCGGCTGCTAAAAAAGCAAAAGATGCTGGAGATAAAGAATTTGAATTTGACGGTAAAAAATATCCAGTAACAATTAAAGAGGATAGAGCAGTAAGTGAAGGTAAAGAAGAAAAAGAAGCTAAAAATATTTTACTAGATCTTTTAGGAGAATATGATCCATGGGAATTAGCTGACATGTTACCTGATGATGCTAGAGAAACAGTTGCAACTTATGGACATAAGGGTGCTAAGGCTGAAAAAATAGCAACTGCATTATTATCAATGGCTCAAAATGGAGAATTTGAATCAAAGAGAAACAAAAAAGAGGACAAATTCATATATGAGTCTTTTAAATCATATGTACAATCTTTAAGTAATAACACAGTTAATGAAGCATTTAAGTCTTCAAAGCTACAGTCTATTCTAGCAGGTGCAAAATCAATGCCAAAGAATCTAGCAAAGTCATTTTATTCAATGTCAAAACTTCAACTAGATAAAATTGAAGATATTGATATTATTGAAATGGATCCAATTTCTGCTAAAAAAGAAAAAAGAAATAGAGCTGTATATTTTTACTTTACAACAAACGAAAAAGAAAACCCATATGCAAAGTCATATTCATATGGTGTAAAAAGTATTCCTGGAAACACACTACTTGCAATGACAGATGGCAAGAATCAATGGTTATCTACGGGATGGATGCGAGGTGAATCAACAGTAACAACTTCAAAAAGAGATGATAGTATAGGATTCTCAAAATCAAGTACACAGGATGAATGGGGTTCAGGAATATCAAGTCTAACAAAAGTTGCAGAATTAGCCGACAGAGCGTATGTATTAGATCTTGACGTACTAGATGCAAGATACTCATCATCTGCAAAAAGAACTGAAAGAGAGCAATCTAAAAAAGGAGCAATTGCCTTCAAGTCTGATAAAGATTTTAGAAAAGAAAATAAGGACAGATACCACACAATTCTTGCAAATCGAGCAGCACAAATGCCAATAGACGCTGAAGTTTTAAAGGCCATTGATGTTGTTGCTGAGCAAATTAAAAATGGAATTGCTAATAAAGAAACATCTAAATACGGTGAACCGATTATTGGAACAGATCCTAAAGGAAGAAGTGTTTCTTTAAGAGATGCTTCGAACGCAATGTCAAATCTATTAGATGACTTTAGAAGATACGTAGACTATACAAATAACGCAGAACAAGAAAAGAATGCTGGATATGAAGGTAGTTATTACGAAAGAGAAGTTAAGAACTATGCAAAGTCTATTAAAGATAGAATTAAAAAGATTCAAAATATGGACTATGTCTGGTAAACTTAAAAAAGTTTTTTTTGAGTATTGGATTAAACCATGGCACTCATTGTAATCAAAACATTATATTATGAAACACGTAGAATTATTCGAACAATTTATTAGTGAGAATACCACTAAACTAACAGAAGCACTTGATGCAGGTGTAGTTACTAAAGTAGTTAAGTTGCAATTTGATATTAGCGATGAGATTAAAATAGACGATGAGGTTCTATTAGCCTTGGGCCCAGATGCAGTCGGTATGTTCTCAATCGCGGAAGATATTGAAAAGTGGACAGGCTTAAAAAAGGCCGAGGCTGAGGCATATGATACTAAACCTACTGATGCATTTCTTTATGGTATGTCTAACGTAATGAACGGCGGCGCTGATATGTTTTTGTGGATAACTATGGATCGTTTAAAAGGCGAGGCTGAAGCAAGCGGTAGCTTATTCGCTGCAATGATGGATGTTTTACCGCATGAGTGTTTTCACCTAGCTAAAAAAGTATTAGCTCGTCATCAAGCTAAAAAATTAGGAGTTTCTCTTAAAGGTGATGAGTGGATTAAACATGACTATGGTCAAGGAGAATACACGTGGCCTTCAGAAGGTGATCATAAGGATCCAATGGTAGTTATGAGCGAAGAAGACTTTGCATGGGTATATGGTTATATTACAAAAGCCGTAGCTCCTGTGTTTATTGAATTGGGTAAAACAATAATTCCTGAAATAGAAAATTTTGAAATATGAAACACGTAAAATTATTTGAACAATTCATTAACGAAGAAAAAATCAACGTTAAGAAAGAAGTTAAGAGACTTAAAAAAATGGGATACGATGCTTCAGAATGGGGTGATGGTATTATGGTTGACGGTGTAGATGCACCAAATCCGGATTGGGATGGAAAGGTAACAATGGTTTGGGACGAAGAAGGTATTTACAGCGATGATGAAAGATATACTGGAAACGATCATAGTTATGATAAATTCCTAGATATAATCGAGTATCCAGAGGACACTAAAGACGAGTGGGAATAAATTGTAAAAAATACGATTTAAAAATAAATTTAGCAATCAATGGAAGATAATGTAGAAGAAATGAACATAACACTAGCAAGTGTTGGTGGTATGGGAGCTGTAAAACTTCCAACTTCTACTGAGTACACAGGTACCGGAGATGTTCCAGCAGGTCAAGGAGATGCTAAAGAAGAATTTAAGAAAAAAAGAAAAAAGAAAAAAATGAAAAATATTCAGACTTTTGAATCATTTATTTCAGAAGAGTATGTAGAGCTTGCTGGATTTGATACATTTACAGAAAGGCTAATTGAAGAGTTTAAAGATTGGTATAAAGAAACTGCAAATAATTGGGAAGATTTTTCAAAAAATATGGCCGAAGATTCGGTTGATGAAGCTGCAAAAAATGCACAGATGGAAATCTTAGCATATCTTTCAAATGAAATGAATAAGGTGATTACCGATAGAAAGTATCGAGTAAAGGCAGACTTTAAATAAAAACTATATAAATGAAACATATAAAACTATTTGAAGCATTTGTAAATGAGTCTAGTGGTAGAATACCAACTACTCTTTATCCTTCTGAGTTTAGACAATATTTCTCAGATATAAACTATGACACTCTAAAGCGTCAATATGATAGAGATACTCAACCAGAAGTTGCACAAGCTGACAATGGAAAATGGTATGAAGTATCATCTCATTATAATAAATCAGGAGATAGAGTTGTTAAATTAAAGTCCGTTAAGGCCCCTAAATAATCATGAAACATATAAAACTATTTGAAGCATTTGTAAATGAATCAGCAATTGATGCACTTGCTAGCGAGATTAAAAACGCTGAAGTATATGACGCACTTTCTGATGAAAGTACAGTAAATGCAAGGTCGACTACTAAAACATGGGACGATGGAGTTCCAGTTCTAAAATATATTGCTAGAGCATCTAAAAAGTCTGTAAAATTACCGAAAAAGTTTAAAGTAGTAGATGATTCTGAATATGGATGGTGGTATTTTCAAATTGGAAACACGTGGTATGGAATAGAACAATCTGATTATAGCACTCCTCCATTTGAGTACTAATTTAAAATAGTTTTAAAATATTTAAGCCGAGATTTTTTAGTCTCGGCTTTTTTGTTTATATTAGCTTAGGAAACAAGTGTGAACCTTCTTCTATAACTATAGAATTCTATAGCTATAGAACATTGATATGATAACAGGAGTACAACCAAAAATATTGCTAGAACACGAAGAGATGAATTGGGAACTTGTTCGCTCGCATGATGGATTAACTAAGCGTTCAAGTAAAATCCTTTGGATTGAATGGAATGAGGACGGTACCTTTAAAGATAAACATAATACTCCTGAAATAGAGAGGTCTCTGATCATGTCTCCATTTAACCAATTTTTCACATGGCAAACTACTACAATTACTGAATTAATTGAGGCCACTGATGACTTAATTAGGTTTAAAACTAGAAATAGTGAATATGAACTACGTAAAATAGTAAATGAATGAAAATAGCACTAGTAGCCCATGATGGAAAAAAGGCAGATATGGTTGCTTTTGTAATGAAGAGACTAGACTTCTTCAACCGGGAAGACGTAAAACTTGTAGCAACTGGAACTACGGGAGCAAGCATCTTGCATGCTGGCGTGGAAAAAGTAGAGCGGGTAAATAGTGGTCCTCTTGGTGGTGATGCAGAAATAGGAGCAATGGTTGCTCGTGGTGAAATGGATGCAGTTGTGTTTTTTAGAGATCCTCTCGACAAACACCCGCATGATGTTGACATTTCAATGTTGATGAGACTTTGTGACGTACATAATGTCCCATTAGCAACTAATTATAAAGCAGCACATATAATAATTTTATATCTTAGTAAAAATGATGTATCTTAGATTTTTTATTGTAAAGTTTTTAGAAGCAATTGGAGCACTTTTAGGTATTCTTCTCTTTCCTTTGGTATACTTATTAAGACGCCAAATTGATAATAATCCAAGGCTATTTAAGGTGTTAGGTCTCTGGTATTTAACAAATCAAGATGAGCCAAGCCACCTTGAAAACTGGTATGGTTTTTATGAATTAAGACCTGAAGTTGCAGACATTCTATATGAATACAATAGAATGA